AGCCAGCCTCGTCGGCCATGGCGAGAAGCTTCTCCGCCACCTCGTGCTCGGGCTCATGGTTCGCAGTGATGATGATCATCAGTCTCTCCTACATCCCAACCAGGGACACCAGAACGAAGTACGCCACACACTCCACCGTCATCGCGTACGCCTGCTCAGCGACCGCGAGGAGCTGGTTACCAGTCCGATCCATCGTGCGGAAGATCGGGTTGACGTACACCGTCGGATCCCGGAACACCGTCACCGGACCCGTACCCACCAGATAGGCGTTGGCAACCGACGGAGCCGTCGGCGGCCCCGGAATCGCGCTGCCATCCGACGGGTTCAGCCCCGAGTAGCCCCGGCCGAACGACCACACGTTCCCCATCGGGGAGCGGTACTTGTTGTTCGCCGTGCCCGGCTTGCCGTCCGCAATCGCCAACAGGCGTTCGGTGGCGAACGGCGACACGATGGGCCGGGCGTGGATGATCCCCGGATAGCCGTAGTTCGCCAGGTTGTCTTCCAGGATCGCCACGCCGTACTCCAACGGCACCGGAGTGCCCGGGGTCGGCGTCTTGTCGGTCAGAGTGAAGCCCTTGTTGGTGAAGTTCGGCGACGGGGTACCCCGCAGCACATCACCCACGTCGGCGGTGCCGCCCCAGAACGCCTGCTCCGCGATCTGCTGGGCGTTGTCCTGAAGGCGCACCCGCACCCGGCGGGTGAACTCCGCCTCACTCCACGGGAATGCGCCCATCTGCAACGAGGCGATGACCTGAAACGGCATGCCCAGGGCAGCACCGTCGCAGGCGTCCATCGGCTTGTTGCTGGACGCGGTACCGCACGAGGCCGAGGGCCACAGGTGGCCCTGCCCGCAGTGTTCCTGGTCGTAGTAGACGCCGCCGAGGCTGCCGTGCGCCGGCAGGTCGAGGGGTCCACCGGCGGCCGAGAACAGCCCGTAGCGGATCGTGCCTACGTTCGGCTGATCGACCTTGATAGGCCCCGACATCGGGACAAGCGTTGCCATGTAACCCCTCCTCTCTGGACGGACCCGAAGGCGGGGGGCCGTGAAGCCCCCCGCCGGGAACTGCTACGGGTTGGTCCAGGTCGGCTGGGCGGTCGGCGCGTAGTTGTTCGCACCGGAAGGCACCAGGCCGCCGTTGCCACCAGCGGTGAGGGTGTAGACGCGGCTGTCGAAGCAGGTCTTCGCCGCCAGGATGCCCTGCTCGGTGAAAAGCTGGGTAGCCCGGTTCTGCGCCAGCAGCGTCGAGTCGTACACCGTGTCGAGGGTGATGATGTCGGCGTTGCCCCGCACCCACGTGCCGGCCGCGTACACGAGGAACTGCACGGTGTGCGGCCAGTCCTGAAGGAAGTCCTGCGAGGTGTTGACGTTGCCGAACTGCTGCCACGCCGACGGGGCACCCGTCGGGTAGGCCGCCCAGTAGAAGGCGTCCTGCCAGTCGTAGACCCACTGGACGCGGGCGTTCCGCACCGACAGCCAGTCGTTGATCTTCGCCATGGTGATGGCGAACTGGTCGACGCCGTTGTCGCCGTCGTAGAACGCGCGGCGGGTGACGTCGGCCCGGATCCACGACTGCACCCAGTAGGGCAGCACCACTTCCAGGGTGCTGTTCAGCCGCATCCGCTGGCGGTACTTGTAGTCGGTGATGGCGATGTCGATGCCGGAGAGGAGCTGGCTCACCACCGAGTGGTCGGTCGCCCAGGTCGAGCCGGTGAGGCTCGGGGTGTGCGAGGCGACACCGGAGGGGAGGCTCAGCGCGGTCGAGCCGGTGACGAGCTGGTTGATCACCCACATGTTGATCTTGTGGGCGTGGGCCACCATCGCGCCACGCACGAACCGGGCGATCAGCTCCGGGTAACCCCGAAGCTGAAGCAGGTCCGTCGAGATGCACAGGCCGTCCGCGTCGAGGCGGGTCGTGGTGAACGCGGGGCACGGCACCGGCATGCACGGCTTCGTGGTGCCCGCGATGACCTGCGCCTCGGTCACGTGCCAGTAGCCGGCACCACCGAAGATCGCCGAGAAGTCCGGGCCAGTCGTGTACTGGATGCCACCACGGGAGACGTTGATCTCCGGGATGTCCAGCATGCCATCCGCAGACTCAAGCTCACACAGGTCGTACAGCACCTCGGACGGGGCACACCAGCCCTGACCGGCAGCGGTCAGCGAGTCCAGGCCCTTCGCCTTCGCCTCGTTGCGCTTGATTTCCAGCGACTTCAGCAGCGAACCGCCGGGCAGCCGCTTCTCATCCGCCGCGTAGTTCAGGATCTCGGTGGCATTCTCCAGCTCGCCACCCGACGCGGTCAGCTCCGCCGGGTATTCGAACTTGAACTGGGCTACCGCGTCCCGGGTGTACGGGGCCGAAGCGCTCATCGAGCCGTAGGTCCGGAACCGCTTCTCGACGACGTTGGCGACCGCGTCCCAGTCCATCGCCGCGCCGGTCGAGTGCTCCGGCACGTTCGCGCCGGCCACGATCACGGCGGGAGTGTTGGTGATGCGCTTCTCGACCGACTCAGGCTTGACGCCCTTGCCACCCGAGGCCGCTACCACCTCACGCGCGGTGGGCGTCTTCCGCTTGACGGTGGTGGTCTTCGCCGCCGGAGTCTCCTCGGGAGTCTCCTCCTCGGCGTCCTCCTCCTCGTCGGCGTCGCCGTCCTCGCCGTCCTCGCCGTCCTCGCCGTCGACCTCGTCCTCCTCGTCGCCCGCGTCGAGCGTCTGACGGAGGGTGGAGAAAGCGGAGGCGGCCCGGGTGCGGCGGCCCTTCTCGGTGTCGATCGCCTGAACCACCTCGTTGGCGGTGGTCATGTCGGCGATGACGTCGTCGGTCACCTCAGAGAAGCTGAGGGCGGAGCACTGGATGGAGAAGTCACGCGCCTGACGGCGCAGGTCGTTGAGAGCGGTGGTCGACAGCGCAGAGAAGTCTGTCGGCACCTCGAAGGGCAGCATGTCAGCTTGCTCCATGATGTCGACCGCCCAGCCGGCTCAAAGCGCAGCACCGTGACGTCTATGGGGATGATAGCGAATTGTCAAGGTCGTGGATCATCACGGCGACCTGCTATTTTCTGCGTATGACTGAGCCCGACAGTGGACGTTCTGCTTCGCGCGTCACCATCGCCTACGTCCACGAGGACATGGTCGGGGCAGCCTTCACCGAATCGCTGCTGCGCATGGTGTCCCACGACGCCAACTTCGGCGGCCGGTACCTGATGCACGAGGACCCCGCCAACATGGGCGGCCCCATCTTCGACTCCTCCGCGATCCTCCCCGTGTGGGGACGCGGCCAGGGCCTCGACTACTTCCGCAACGTCGTGGCGGAGGCGTTCCTGCGCACCGACTCCGACTGGCTGCTGTGGATCGATACCGACATGGGTTGGCAGGCCGACGCCCTTGACCGGCTCATGGCCGTCGCCGACCCGGTGGAGCGGCCCATCGTCGGCGGCCTCTGCTTCGTCGAACAGCTTTACGAGGGCGATTTCAAGGGCGGCCTGCGCACCAAGCTGGCCCCCACCATCTACGACTGGCTGTTCCTGCCCAACGGGGAGGGCTACAAGCTGGTGCCCCGCGTCAACTACGCCCGGGGCGAGGTCACCCAGTGCGCGGCCACCGGCACCGGGTTCCTGCTCACCCACCGCTCCGTGTTCGAGCGGATCTCCGACTGGTGCCAGCAGAACGGGGCCCCCCGCAACATCTGGTATGAGCGGATCCCCGGCCCGACCGGCGCACCGTCCGGTGAGGACATCTCGTTCTGCATGCGGGCCGGGCAGTTGCAGATCCCCATCTACGTACACACCGGGCTGAAGATCACCCACCAGAAGACGTCATGGCTGTCGGAGCGTGACTTCGACGAACGCAAGGCAGTCATCGCCGAGACGGGCCTACCGATCCTGCCCCCGGACCAGTGGCCGCAGATCCTCGTCAACCGGCACGCGGTGGCCGACGCCCGGGAAGCCTCCCCGCTCGGTGACTTGCAGGGCGGGCCGATGCACTGGAACAACGTCAAGATCGTCGTGCCGGTGTTGTCCCGCCCCCACAACGCGCTCACCTTCATGCACAGCCTGCGCGAATCCGGTGAGACCGCCGACGTGGTGGTGATGGCCGACATGCACGACTTCGACACCGTCAACGCGTGGCGGGCACAGCCCGGCGTCACCGTCCACCAGCAGACCTACCGCCGGCAGCCCGGCGGATCCTTCGCGCAGAAGGTGAACCGCGCCTATCAGCTCGACTATGAGGCTCTGACCAACCCCGACTGGTACTTCATCGTCGGTGATGACGTGCGGTTCACCCCCGGCTGGCTGTCCGCCGCGATGGCGAAGGCCGCCGAAACCGGGGCCCGGGTGGTGGGCACCAACGACAAGGCCAACAGCGCGGTGATGTCCGGGGTGCACGCCACCCACTTCTTCATCCGCACCGACTACATCCGCGAGCAGGGCGCGAGCTGGGATGGGCCGGGCATCATCTGCCACGAGGGCTACCACCACTGGTACGTCGACAACGAGATCATCGACAAGGCGAAGTGGGGTAACGAGTGGACGCCGTGCCTCGACTCGGTGGTGGAGCACCGGCACCCCATCTTCGGCACCGCCCCGACCGATGCCACCTATGAGCTGGGCCGGTCCCGCAACAGCGCGGATGCGACCCTGTACCGGACCCGCAGCGCCATCTACAACAACAAGCCCGAGGAGCCCGCAGCATGACTGAACGCGACGTGCCGACGATTGGCCGGATCGTCATCTACAAGAGCAAGATCGACAACGGGCCGGGCAACGACGTCCTGTCCCCCGCCGTCGTCATCCGCACCCGCGCCACCACCGTCCTCCCCGTCGCCGCCCGCTGGTCCGTTGAGCCGCGCATGGTGACCAGCGCCAGCGACCCGAACATCACCCACACCACCGCCGCCCGCCCCGACTCGTTCCGCGAGGAGCTGGCCGACGACTACACCGTCGACCTCCTCGTGCATGGCCTCGGCAAGGACTACCGCGAGTATTCGGTGCGCATGGGCAACGGCCTCGGCGAGTGGTCCTGGCCGGTGCGAGTCTGATGCACCAGGCCGTGTGGGACTACGTCGCCCAGTTCGCCACCCGCGAACCCGTCTCCGTGCTCGACATCGGCGGCCGGGACCTCAACGGCACCCACCGTGCCGCGTTCCCCAACGCCGACCCGTACGTGGTCCTCGACCTGCGGCCAGGGCCGAACGTGGACATCGTCGCCGACGCGAGCGAGTGGGAACCTGACCGGCTGTACGACGTGGTGACCTCGTGCGAATGCTACGAGCACACCCCGAAGTGGCCGGGCATCGTCGACACCGCCTACCGGGCGCTGAAGCCGGGCGGCCTGTACGTGGCGACGTGTGCCGCGCCGGGCCGGGCCCCACACTCTGGGGTGCAGGCCACGCCGCTGCTGCCTGGCGAGTACTACGCCAACGTCTCCGTCGAGGAGATGCGGGCGGCGATGGCCGCCTACGCCTGGGAGACGTTCGACGTGCAGCAGAACGGGCTGGACCTTCAGTCGTGCGGGATCAAGTTCGACGGGGGGCGGGCCACCAACATCGGCGGCCCGGTAGTCTGAGGTCTTCATACACATTGCGTCGGTCCCCGAACAGCCGACACGACGAAGCCCCGGCCAGTAGGCCGGGGCTTCGGGCTTTGCGGAGGTCAGGAGAAGGCGATCTCAATCGCCGTGGCGAGGGCCCGCAGTTCGTGCGGCTGTGGCCTGTCCTGTTCGTCCAGCTCACGGACGGCCTTCTGAAGGATCGGGTAGTCGACACCCCTGAGGGAGCGGAGAGCGTCGACGATGTCTTGCAACGTGCCTTGCACCTCGGCGATGTTGCCCGGGTTGTCGGTGACGATGTGCTTGACCATGGGGGTTCTCCTAGTCCTGGTTGAAGGTGACCCGAACGTTGAACGTCATCCATTGGAGGAGGAAGTCTTCCGCGTCCGGGGTTTCGAGGAACGCCCGGAGCGCGTCCACCTTGGATTCGGGGGTTTCGTAGACCTGCACCGCCAGTTCGGGCTGGTCGTGGACGGGGACGAATGACGCGACGATCTCGATCATGGCTGCCTCCTCGTTGTGTATACCCAAAGCATACAGGCCCTTGCACGTGAATGCAAGGGCCTGTGACGTGCTGTTTTACATCCCCCAGGGGATCGCCAGGTACACCATGAGGAGCCCCGACAGAAACAAGCCCTCCACGAACAGGGAGAACCACAGCGGGGCCTCCCACAGGGCCCTCAACCCTCCCCGTCGAACGTGAGGGCGAGCTGCCCGTCGATCTGCACCGGCACCAGCAGCACTGCGCTGCGTAACCCCGGGTCTACTCCCAGCCATGCCAGCAGTATGACCGCCGATTCCAAACGCACCGGCGTACCGGCGAAGAAACGCGACACCGTGATGTGCGGGACGCCGGTTTGCCGGGCCACTTCCCGCAACGTCACCCCGCGTTGCCGGCGCACCGAAGACACGTACGCGGCGAACATCTCCCAGTCCACGCTGCTTGTCGTCACGAAAGATCCGTCCCACAGTCCACCGTGCCCTTCCCGCCGCAGGCGAGCAGCAGGATGTTGTCCTTGTAGATCGCCGCGATCAGCGACTCCGCCGGGTCAAGGGCCTGCGCGTGCAGGTAGCCCGTCGTCCGGCCGCCGTCCACCACCTTCGCCTGCTTCCATGGCGTCGACACCAGGTGCGCCGTGTCGTACTGGTGGCCGCCGGGCCCACCAGTGCCGTACTGCACCTGAAGCAACTGCGCCTCGCCTTGCAGGTGTTCATCCGCACCCAGGTCGCCCGTGTTGCAGTTGCACTTGCCGCCCGTGTCGTCGGCGTACACCTCGAAGCGGAGGTTCTGGTCAGGTTTCTTGCACCCCCCCGCCGCCCCCGTGAGAGCCAGACTCGCCACCAGGGCCGGGATGATCACTAGCAGGTTGCGCTTCTTCATGTAGTTCACCTTCCGCAATTGACGTCCCCCACCAGTGGGAGACGTTCCGTCGGTCTTTGCCGTAGTGCCGTGGGGTATCCACCCCGGGGTGTTTGCCAGTCGCGGGGTCCGGCGGGGGCAGGGTGCAGGTGACGCCCTTGCGCCGGGCCCCGCAGATCATCCGACCGTCACCGTCAATGGGACGCCGACAGCTTGTGCGTACAGGTACAACCAGGTCAGGCGCGGGTCACGGACTCCGCTTTCCACCTCGGAGACCATTGATTGGTGGATGCCCATGCGGGCAGCCACTTCCACCTGCGTCAGGTTCGCCGCCTTGCGGGCGGCCTTCAGGTCGGCGACCGCCTGCGATACCGCGTGCAGGTTGCGGCGAGTGGTGCGCCTCATCCGCCGTCCTTCGCGCCGCAGTGTTCGTTGTCGAACGGCACGGTGGTGCCGGACCCGTCGGGGAAGACGTAGACGCGGGTAGTGCCGTCGCAGTGCTCGATGACCTTGTTGCTGCGCTGGCCGGCGTCGTAGGCGACATACCCCACGACGCCGACGAGGATGATCAGGCCGACGATGGCGAGGATCCCCATGGCGTCGGCCATGGTGTTGAGCCGGCCAGCTACGCGGCGCGCTTCAGCGGCATCCATCGCGGGCCTCTTTCCGGATCTGGTGGTAGTGCCACAGGGTGGCGTGGTAGTCGTGCCGGTGCCCCCATGCCTTGCGCTGCAAGGCAGACTCCGGGCCGCTCATCTTCAGAGCGGCCCGGTTTGCCTGCCAACGGTGGTAGGCCAGTCTCACCCGTAGACCTCCTTCAGGTGTGTGTGCCAGATCCCGAGGATGCCGGGGGCGGAGCCGGCGTCACCGACCGCGCCGAGGAACCCGTGCTCGGAACAGGCAACCGTGGTGATCTTGCTGTCCGGGTCGAAGGTCAGCCGGTTGTGACACTGGCCGTCCATCTCCTCCGCTGTCTTCGCGGCAGCCCCCACCATGTCGTCAAGGGCCTTGTTCAGCTCCCGCGCCATCGCCTGACGGGTCGCCATGACCACGTGCTCGACAGCGGCCCGGAACGGCGGGTAGTCCGCCAGGTACGCCTGTTCCACCGCCGAGGGTGGCAGCCCGAGGTGTCGGGCGTGCCCCTCGATGTAGATGGCGGCGGCCTCGTCGAAGAGACCCATGCACTTGCCCCCTTTTTGGGTCACAGCGGCATGATCCGGAAGTCCCGGATCGGCTTGTTCGTCGCCTCTGCCTCGTGTTCCATGCGGGTCTTCGCGGCTTCCAGGTCGCGGTGACTGGACAGCAACACCAGTTCGTTGCCGTTGCCGGTGAAGACGTAGAGCCCAACCCGGGGCGGTAGCCCGAGGGTCTGGGTGGTGGATCGGACGTTTGCCCAGGAGGCCCGGCACGTGGCGTGCTGGCACAGTTCCCATGGGCTTGGATCGTCGGCCCGGTTGGAGTGGTCCATGGCGTGGTGCCACGCGGCGAGTTGGGCGAGGTGGTCGATCAGCTTCGCTGCTGCCTCGTGTTCCCCGTCGGTGAGTGGCATGTGGGGGGCCTCCTTCGTTCGGTGTACTGTCTGTCAATACCATACACTCCTCTTGCCACGCCATGCAAGGCCCATGTAGTGTAGAGGCATACACCCCTGAAGGAGGAGGAATGACAGAGCGAGTCATCGACGGCGTGATCCACGTGTGGAGCATCTTCGACAATGCGTGGGTGCCGTTGAGCTGGTGGCGCTGGGTAAACGGAGGGAAGGCATGACAACCCCCGACGACATCGCGGGCGAACTGGCACAGGCCATCGACAACCTCACCGAGTTGTGTGACGACATCGGCGGGATCAGCTTCGGTGCCGCCAGCGTCACCGGCTTCGTGCTGGTGCCCCACCAGTACGCCGAACAGTTGGTGGCCGGCTCCCTGGCGCGGGCCTACGCCGGCTACCTGGTACGGGCCTTCGCCATCCTGCACCACAGCCAGCTACCCCAACCCAACTGGTGGCGCAGCGAGCTAGGTCAACTGGTCTTCGCCGCCCACCCCTTCCATGATCACGAGCAGGTCGACTTCCAGACCGCCGCCGGCATCCTGAAGATCACCCGCCAGCGGGTCGCCCAGTACGTGTCCGGCGGCCGGCTGAAGCGCACCCTGCAACGCGGCATCCTCTGCTCATCCCTGTACGAGCTGTGGACCGCCCGACGCACCGAAGAGGAGCAAGCAGCATGAGGAGCTTCGTCGGGGACTTCGAGGTCCCCGCCCTGAACATCGACCTGGTCCGGCAGATCCGGGAGCAGGTCACCGACTACCCCGAGTCGCATGACCAGAACACGTGGGGAACCCGCACCGCCTGCGGCACAACGCACTGCACTGCCGGCTGGGCCGCCGTACTCACCCGCACACCGGAGCAACTGGTGTGGTCGAGGTGTGTCGACGGGATCGGCAGCGACGAGCTGGTGGGGGTTCTCGACGACAGCGGCGAGGAGGTCGACGTCGAGCGGTGGGCGCACCAGGCAATGGGTCTGACGTGGCCGGAGCGCAACGCGCTGTTCTCCTCGTACGCCACCGACGTACCGGAGCTGCTGGGTGAGCTACTGCGTGGCCGGCGCTACACCAACACGTGGGTGACCGGAGACCGGCACGTGGTGACCCGCTGGACGGATGCGCCGGTGCCGATCGACGCCTGACCGTCCACAAACCACACCCCCCTTGCTGAGACTGGCAAGGGGGGTGTATTGTGTTGTCATACACCCCCACCGCGCCTGAAGGAGGCACCGTCATGGACCCGTACAGCCCCGAAGCCGACGCCCTGCTCGAACGGCACCGCGCCGAAGCCCTCGAAGTGTCCCGGATCAGGCGGGCGCGCGAGATCGCCGAACAGCGACAGCGTGCCGCCGACCGGATGGCTCGCGCCCTGCATGACCTGGCGCAGGCTTACTACGACTACGGCTCCGGCAGCGACGAGGTCCACGAGACGGCGGGCGACCTCGGCGATCTCCTTCAGGACCACACGCTGCCCGCCGCGCAGCGGGCCGACGTGTGGGCGTACGTGGCCGCGTTCGCCGAACAGTGGGGCTGGTAGCCGTGGGCATCACCAGTAGGTACCGCCTGTTCCTCTGCGGACAGGGCGACCAGGAAACCCGGGCCCGCCGGGCACTGCGGGAGATCACCGACGATGTGCGCAGCATCCCGGTGCCGTTCGACATCGACGCACCCCGGACGTTCCGTATCCCCGGCCTGTTGCCGGCGGCGGCGGAGCCGGTGGACGCCGACCCCACCATGATCCTGACGGTGGGCGACCCGTGGGCTGCGTATGGGATCACCGCCAGCAATGGGGGTGTATGATTGAGGCAGACACTAAGGAGGCAGTGATGGATCGATCGAAGATGCTGGACCTGATCGCGGCGGACCCGGATGACCGGCGCACCCTCGCGGCGCTGGATGACGAGACCTTCATGCAGACCGTGTATGAGCGGGCGTACGAGCGGGGCAACAAGTACGGCCACACGATGGCTCGCCATGAGGCGGAGGACGGCGACGGGTAGCGAGCCGCCGCACCAAGCACCCCCTTGCACTTTCACGCAAGGGGGTGTATTCTTTGTCTATACACCCCGGACGAAGGAGATCCCCATGAGACTGCCTTTCACCCGCCCCGCGTCCCCCACCCTGCGGGAACGCATCACCGGCTCCATGTTCGGCACCGCCTACGGCGACAGCATGGGCGCGGTCACCGAATTCATGAGCTACAGCAAGATCGTCGAAACGTTCGGTTGGAAGGGCCCGAAGACGCCCCGCTCCGGATTCAAGGTCACCGACGACACGCAGATGGCGCTGTGCGTGTCCCGGGCCGTCAACTCCGGCCTGTACCTCGACGAGATCCTGACCGACGAGTTCGTCGACTGGTCCTACAGCATGGGCACCCACCGGGCCCCGGGCCGGGCTTGCATGACTGCCTGCGCCCGGCTGGGGCGGGGTCTGCCGTGGTGGGAGGCGACCAACTACGACTCGAAGGGGTGCGGCGCGAACATGCGGGTTGCCCCGGTCGGGCTGAAGGCTGGCCTGACGGTGGATGAGATGGCCGGCATGGCGCAGTTGCAGGCGGCGATGACCCACGCCCACCCGACGGCGCTGGCCGCTGCCGAGTTGACCGCGTACGCGGTGCGGCTGCTGGTTGAGGGCACGCCGCTGGTGTCGCTGCCCCGGCTGCTGTTGACCCGCTGCGACGAGCAGCGGTGGAACTACCGGGATGGTTCGCTGGGCGAGCTGTGGGCCTGGTGTGGCTACGACTCGCCGGAGTCGTACATCTCGACCGGCTGGGACGAGTGCGAGGCGGCGTTGTGGGATCTGACGAACGCGCTGCGGCACCCGCGCCCGAAGGCGGATCCGTGCATCGCCACGGGGGGCGGCTGGGTGGCTGAGGAGTGCTTGGCGACGGCGTTGCACTGCGCGTTGCTGTTCCCGGGGGATCCGGTGATGGCGATCCGGCGGGCGGCGACCACGTCTGGGGATTCGGACAGCATCGCGGCGATCACGGGTGCTCTGGTGGGGGCGGCGCACGGGTTCAACGCTTGGCCGCGCGAGTGGGGGATCCGCATCGAGTACCGCACCGAGTTGGTGCAGGAGTCGGCCGCGTTGTCGGTGGATTCCTTGGCGGAGTTGGCCACCGTCTGACCGCACCCAACACCCCCCTTGCGCGTGATGGCAAGGGGGGTGTACTCTTTTCCCATACACGCCAACGAGGGAGGCCCCATGATCACCACTTGCGAAACCTGCAACGGCGGCGGCCGGCACACCTGCATCACCTGCAAGGGCACCGGCGAGGTGTTCGGCAGCTTCCAGTGCGGAGACTGCGCCGGTGCCGGCACCGTGCCCTGCGGAGACTGCGGCGCGACCGGCGACGTCACCTATGCGGGCCGAGAGAACGACCTGCGGTGAGTCGACCGAGGAATCCCCGGCGCGAGGTGGTCCGCAGCCTGCGCCGGGTCCGCGTCCAGCTCGGGGAACTGACCGCCCAGTGGAACGAGCCCGGCGGCAAAGGCTTCGACAACCTGCTCGAAAACCAGGCCACCGCGTGGCGGGCCCTCGCCACCAACCTGGCGGTCACCATCCAGGAGTTGGAAGACCTGCGCATCGAGGCACTGAGCCAGGCGCAGGGGTTGGAGTACATCGCCAGTAATCGGGCCATGGACGCGGACCGCGCTGCGCCAATGGCTGAGGAACAGGGAGGGCAAATGATCGACGAAGGGGAGCTGCGCCGGCTGGTGCGGCTGCTGAAGGAGGCCGATGCCCGGCTGTTGGAGGGCTACGGCAATGCCGACTGGGATTGGGTGCTCAACGCCCAGTGCGACGTGGAGAACATCACCCGCGACCTGTGCAACCTGGTCGGGGTGACAACCAACCAGGACGACATCACCAACCGGATCAGGGCAGCAAGCCAGAAGGAGAGTACCGATGATCACTCGTGAAGACCTGACGTTGGAGCCGTTCACTCAGCACTGGGGCGGCGAGGGAATGCGCGCCAGCGTCGCGTTCCCGGACCTGTGGGCACCGGAGGGCACCCGGCCCCGCTCGTTTGAGCTGTGGTCTACGAAGGGCCTACGCGGCACGCCGAAGGCCGGCGGCGGGACGCACGTCAACGACACCACCAACGGCAAGACCTACGACTGGCGCGGGGTGCTGCCGGCCAACGAGATGGACGAGGCGATCGACCAGCTGGTCGACTACATCAACGATCTGATCGACCGGCAGGCGTTGGCATGGAAGATGGAGTCCGCCCTGCACCAGTTGCGGGATGCGCTGTCCCGGTTCCACAACTCGTTGGAGGATGACTCCCGGTTTGACTACGACGAGGAGTGGCCGAAGGCGCGGGCCGCGTTTGAGGCGGTCGAGTTGGCGATGGCGAAGCCGGAGTCGGTGAAGCACCCGAAGGCGTCCTGAGTTTCAGCAGATCACACCCCCTTGCGCGCCATGGCAAGGGGGTGTATGCTTTTCCTATACAACGGAGCGAGGGAGACCCCAAATGGCGAAGCAGAAGATCGACATCGAGGCCGCGAAACGCGAGCTGGCCGCAAAGTACGGGGCCGGTTCCGTGACCTACTGCCTCGCCCTCTCCCGCCTGCTCAGCGCCATCGAGAAGGACGAGCCCGTCGGGGTCACCACCAGCGTGTACCTGCGCATCGGCAAGTTCGAGATGCGCGCCTGGGTCCGCCACACCAAGTAGGAGGCAACATGGCACAGCCAGCAAACCCGCTCCGCTACGAAGAGGTCACGGAGTACATGGAGGTGGCGGTGTACATCCCCGGCCTGTCCCGGCCGCTGTACGGCGTCGTCAAAGGCAAGTGGGAGACCTTCGGGCCCAACCCGCAGGCCCGCATCCAGGTGGAGGTGTTCCGGTTCAACCAGACCGCGATGATCGAGGTGGACCTAGCCCAGATCGTGCCCTGGTAGGCTGATCTCACCTTCCGTACCAAACAGAAAGCCCCCGGCCTTGTAAACCGGGGGCTTTCTGCATGACCAGGTACTTTTGTCGTCGAGCGCGTCGAGAGCTACCGGGTCCGAGTGTACGACGCGGCCTTGCCGGCGGCCTTCGCCTTCGCCACCGCCACCTTCGCGTCGATCTCGGTGGTCTTCGTCGTCACCGACCCGTCGATCGTCACCGCGTACTCCGCACCACCCGCCGGGGTGCCGTTACCGCAGTTGCAAGAAATCGGAATCACCTCTTCCGCTTCCGGGCCTCCGCCCGACCCTTCCAGCAGAGCAGGCAACCCCGTCGCTGGCCTTTGTTGTCCCACCGACAATTCGCCGGGTCAGTAAGATCGTGCAGCCCAGCGCGACAGATCGTCAACCGGCCTCGCCGACGGTTCTCCGCATGGGTCACGGGTTCAAGGTGCTCGGGGCGGACGCACAGCTTAATCCGGCACAGGTGGTCTAGTTCCAACCCGTCCGGCACTGGGCCATTGTGCTGCTCCCACAGCCAGACATGGGCGACACGCTTCTTCCCGTCGTTACTGGTCGTCGGGTTGAAATAGCCGTACTGGTGGGCGCGGTTGCTGCCGCCTTTGTTGCCAGTCCACAGCCAGCAGGTGTCCGTCTTGATGACTCGCCGCATGAACCGCACCAGGGGTGGGGTGATCATGCGGCGGGCCTACGCCACACTGGCTACCTACAGTGCATCCGCCAATGCCTGCCGCGCCGCCACGAATCGGGCCTTGCGGAACTCGTCACGCCGGGCGTCGAAGTCGGCGTCCGCCGCAGCCGCGACCAGCCGGTCGAAGTGTCGGCGGCGGGCCTGCTGCTCGCCCTGTTCGCGCAGGAACGCCTGCGCGGCCTGCTTGCCGAACTCGTCCGGGCTCAGGCCGGTGGTCGGGTGGGTTGCCTCTGCCCCGGCCGGTAGGACACCAGCAGCCACCAGGCTGACCGGCTGGCCGCCCGCGACAACGAGCTGCGCACGGGGGATCGGGAAGCCAGGGGTGTTGACGTGCAGGGCACCGACCATTTCCAGGTTGTCGCCGACCCGTCGCCAGTCACCCGAAAGTGGGGTGTGGCGCATGGTGTAGACGTCCCGGTCGTCGACGTCGGGGACCAGGGCCCCGGCGACCCAGATGCCATGCTCATCCTCCCCGGCCCGGACCACCGCGCCGGTGTTGCCGGAGTTGTCGTAGTGCTCGCTGGCGGCCCGGAACCCCATGTTGGGGACGGCGTGGCCGGTGCCGTAGGTGAGGTGCCCGACCGCGACACTCTTCCCTTCGGCGGTCAGCACGTTGCCGACGTGGAAGTGCGCGTAGCCGGTCTTCGAGTGGGGTGGGGTGACGCACTGGTTGCCGATGCCGATGTGGCAGGTGCCCCACGCGGCAACATGCCCGTAGACGCGGCCGTCGTCGGTGATGGTGAGTGGGGTTGGTTCGGCCAGGTTCGGGTTGGCGAACCAGGCGGCCGGTGGGGACAGGGGGCCGGCGGCGGCGGTGACCGACTGCCAGCCGGCGGGGATGGCGTCGGCGAAGCCCTTCCGCTTGGCGATGGCGATGATGCGCGCCTTGACGGCTTCCGGGTCGGCGGCCTTGCCGATGAGCCGGGCCGCGTCGGACACGTCGGCGGCGGTGACGATGGGGAAGCTGCGGTTGGGACCGGCGAAGTCGGACGCCTTCAGCTTGTCCCGGTCGACGCCGCCACCCACGCCGGGGTCAAAGTTGCGGAACTCGGTCTCGGCGTCGTCGTTGTCGTCGGCCAGTTCGAGGATGGCGTGTCCGGCCAGTTCGGCGAAGGCGGGGATGTGGACGAGGGTGGCGGAGGCGATCCGGCCCCGGGTCACCAGGTTGATCATGTCCTGGGTGTCTCCGGCGAAGCCGCAGCCGCAGTCGCCGCCGGTTTCGTCGGCGTGGTCCCGCTTGGCCGTCTTCAGCTTGAACTGTTCGGCCGGCACCTGCTCCATGTCGGCTTCGTCGAGGTCGACGGAGGGGCCGATCACCTTGTCGCCGGTGAGCATGCGGGCGGTCTTCGCCATCTGGCGCATGTCGTCGGGCCATTCGGGTCCGTCGTAGAACTCGCCGTGGCCGAACATCTGTCCGTCCGCCTCGGGGTCGATCTTGTCGATGCGACCCACGACAACGGCCTCTTTGTGGCCGCCGGAGTCGGAGTGGACGTAGCGCAGCGGCAGCGGGAAGTCCCGGTGGGACAGCGCGCCGGCCTTGAATTGCCGGTGGTCGCCGGTCGGCTTGTCGATCACCGCCAGCGGCATATGCCACTTCGTGCCCATGGTGCTTACTCCTCGCCTGGTTGATCGACATCGTACGGCGGTTCGAACAGGTCGTTCTCGTTCGTACCTCGGGCGATTTGTTGGGCCCGTAGTTGGCGGGCCAGGGCCGGGCTGGGAGGGGCCGGGATGATGGTGGCGTCCTCGGAGAGGTGCCGCTTCTCGGTTTCGGTGAGCTGCTTGCGCTTATCTGCCATCGTGCTGCCTTACTGCGCGGTGGGGATGCGATCGACGACGACGTCGAATCGGCGTCGGCCGTTGATGACGCCGTAGTCGGCGACAACCGTGTACCGCAGCCCGGGCTCCAAGATCACTTCGGCTTCGCTTTCGTGCTGGCCACCCTCCTGCGCGTTCACCCCCCGGAACTTCTGACCCTGCCGCAGCAAGATCCGGATCACGAACGGGTCCTGCCCGAGGTGGGCGAAGTTGTCGGCGGTCGACTGCTGCACCGACGTGGACGACGCCCCCAGCTGGTCGAACGACGCCCCCACCATGTTGGTGTCGTTGGCCTGCGCGCCGAACTTCTGCGACATGCGCCGCAGCCCCCGGAACAGCACCACGTCGGTGTCCACTACCGGGGTGTCTTCGTACGCCTTCTTTAGCAAGTGCGCCTGCCCGGTGACCTTCCCGCCCGGCCCAGCCTTCATCAACTCCTGGTTGATGGCCTCGTAGCCGCCGCCCGTGTACGACACGAAAGCGGACTTGGTGGCCCCGGTGAGCTGGTCAATGCGCTTGTACTTCTTGATCGCATCCTGGCCCTTGGCGGCCTCCTGGCCCCGCTCCGCCCACGCCGCGTAGTCGGGGGACACGTAGGCCGGCATGCCGTCGAACGCGGTCGTGCCGTAGCCGCCGGTGCCCAGCGTCGGGCCTTCCGGCATAAAGTGCACACCCAGCGCAGCGGCGGTCGCCGGGGAGGGTGCGCCAACGTTCTCGGCCTTGGCCGGGACGGCGTGGTTCGCAGCCAGCTTCTTTTTGGCCGCCTCCACCGCCTGGACGTGCTGCTGGTCGAAATACTCGAAGTTCTTTTCGAGGTCGGCCGCTTCCTTCAGGCTGGCGTCGGCCAGCTTCTTGTTGCCCGTCGTGTAGTGGTAGGTGGTGGTGGCGTTCTTGTCGCCCAGCTTGGCGATCAGGTAGTGGTAGGCGGCCGGGGAATGCCCGGCCAGGGGCTTGCCGTAGCCGCCGATCTGGTAGGGCATGTCACTGGCGGCGTGAGTCTGGTTCGGCTTCGCGTTCCACTGCGGGATGTGCTTGGTGGCCAGCCCGGCATCCTTGCGGGCCTGCGCCACCAGCCCATCGGCCTTCGCGTGGGCGGCCTTGTAGTCGGCTTCGGCGGCCTTCAGCTTCTCCGCCGCGCCGGGGCTGCCGGCGTGGGCGTACAGGTGGGCGACGGCCAGGGCCTCCGTCTTGTCGTACAGGTCCTTCACCGAGGCGTTCAGGTCGTCCTTCAGCGGAGAAGTCTTGATGGACTGCTGCGCCTGCCACTTGCCCTTGCTGCCGTAGTACAGGGCCTCCTTCGCGCCCTTGACCATGGCGGAGCGGTACGCCTTGCCGACAACTTCTTCGTCGGTGGCGGTGACGTCTTTGCCGAGGGCGGCGTGGACCTGCTCGACCGCATCCTTCTTCTGCTGTTCGGCGTTGCCGGCCATGGCGGCAGCAGCCTCTTTCAGGGTGGCCGCCTTCGCCTTCGAGCCGGATTCGCCTGACAGGACGGCCTTCGCCTTCGCCGCGTTGCCGTAGAGCGCCGAAGTCTTCGACGTCCCGGCGATGGTTTCGTCGAGGAATCCCATGATGTGCTGCTGGTGGGCGGGGGTCAGCTCGGTGAAGTCCTGGTGGTTCAGCTGGTTCAGCGCGTCGATCTTGTCCGAGGTGGCGTAGTAGTCACTCTTCGGGGCCTTGATCGCGTTGACCTGGAGTTGCGAGTAGTGGCCGGGCACGGTGGTCTGGCCCACCGTCTTGTCGGGCAGCTTCGCCCCCAACTCCTTCGCCTTCGTCGTGGCCGCCACGTCGTGGGTGGCGATCTCGGCGAGGTAGTGGGAGACGGCGTGGCGCTGACTCGGGGTGAGGTTCTTGAACTCCTCCGGGGTGAGGGCCTTGATCGACGGCCAGGCGTTGCCGGGGCCGACACCGTTGAAGTCGGCCGACTGGATCTGGGCGAGGTGGTTAGGGCCGCCCTCTTCGGTGGTTCCGTGCACGCCACCGGGGGCGACGATGGTGACCGGCTTGGCCGGCGGCTTCTCGCCCGCGTACGGGGAGGGGCCGCCGGGCTTGGCGAGCCCGAACCGTTCCCGCAGCCCGTCGACGCCCTGCACCCCGGATTCGTCCATCTGGTTGATCTGGGTGATCAGTTTGCCCTTGTGGGATTCCTTCAGCTTGGCCCAGTCGTCGGCGGTGAGCTTGTCGACGATGGTGGCCTTCTGTTGGAAGGTCAGGTTGGGGCCGGTGCCGTTGCCGGCCTGGTGCGCCATGGTGGCGGCTTGCTTCATGTCGTCGGTGTAGCTGTCGGGCCAGGTGTTGCCGGTGGTGTCGAAGGTGGGCACCTCCACGTGGTTGATCTTGACCGGCTCGGGCTTCACCTCCGGGGCCTTCGACTCCTCCGGCTTGGCGGTCTCCCCTGCGCCCCACTTCGCCAGCAGCTTGCTGGCCACAGAGCTGGTGACCACGTGCTGGCCCGGCTTCGACTTGATCGCGGTGACCTTGTCGACGAGGGCGGTCTTCTCGTCCTGCGTCATCCCGTCAAGGTCGGCCTTCGACAGATTCCACACGTGGTCAAGCACGGTGTCGTCGTCGAAGTTCGTCGAGAGGATCGCTAGCTTCGCCTTCGCCTGCGCCGGGTTGTAGCCGGCCGGGACGTCGATCTTCGGGGCGGCCTCCGCCGTCTTCTCGGCGATCTTGGCGGCTTCGGCGGCCGGCAACGGCTTCGCGGTGCCCGGGCCGCCAGTGGCGTCGATGAACTTGTCCAGCAACTCCTGCGTGGCCGCGATCTTCTTCGGGTCCTTCAGCTTCGTCAACGCGACGGCGAGCTGCGCCTTGATAGTGGTCTGGGTGGCCGGGTCGAGGGATACGAAGTCGTCCTTCGACAGCGGTTCGTAGGTCTCCAGGTGGGCCTTCGACATGACGAAGCCCTTGGAGTTGGCAAGGTCATGGGCAGCAAGCGCCTTCTCCGAAAGCTGGCTGCTGGCCTTCTTCTCGACCGAGTTGACGGAGCTGCCGCCAGTGCCCTTGGCCTCCTCCGGTAGGGCGTTGACCGACTCCTTCGCGGGCTTGGCCAGCTGAGCGAGGGTGCCCTTCACCCCGGGCGACACCTCTTCGTCGCCAGTGCCCGCGTTCAGCTTCGCCAACATCGCGTGCGCGTGCGCGCCAGACAGGGTGGGGGTTGCCGAGGCCGGACCGTGGTCTTCGACGGCGTTGCTCAGCGCGTCCTTGATGATCTTCTGGTCGGCGGGCTCCATCTCACCGATTTCACCGGGGGACAGCGCGCCAATCGAGTCGATGGCAACCCCGTGAGTCAAGGGCGTCGGTTGATGCATCGCCGACGTCGCATCGGTGAGAGCAAGCTTCTGCTTGTAGTTGTAGCCCTTCGCCGCCGGGGCCTTCACCTCCGGGGCCTTCGCCTCCGACCCCTTCATCGCCGAGTCATGCCCGCCGAAGGTGGTGCCCGGCTTCATTTCGCCGACCTGGTGCAGGGCCAGGGACAGCTTGGATGCCTTGGCCGCGTTGTCCGAATTGCCGTGCAGGGAGATGGTTTGCAGATGGTGGCGGATGGCGACCCGGCTGCTCAGTGGCAGGTCGGTGTAGTCCTTCGCTGTCATCTTCGAAAACGAGTCGAGGAAGTCGGCGTGCGGCTTGCCGGTGATGGCGTCATGGGTGGCAACGCCCTGGTGCTGTTTGACCGGCTCAGCGGTCTTCAGCTCCATCGTGCCCTGCCCCTTGATGCCAACCTTTGAGGGGGCGGCCGGCTCAGGCTTCGGGGCGATCTTGTCCATGAAGTCGTTGGCGGCCTGCTTCTGCGCCGGGGTGCCCTTGTCGAAATGCTGGGCGACCTGAGTGAGGACGGCCTTCTTCTCCGGCGCACTCAGCTTGTCGAAATCAGCCTTGCCCATCTCCTCGTAGGACTTCTCGGCAGGCTTCACGAACACGCCCTGGGTGGTGGCCGACTTCACCGCCTCGCCGAGGGTGTGCTTGCCGGGTTCGCCGTGCTCGATCAGCGCCTTCGTCTTGGCGATCTTCTTTTCCAGCGGGGTGCCGGGGCCAGCGTCGATCTTCTTGTGGGCGGCCTGTTCGGCGGCCACCTCTTCGGCGAGCTTCTTCGTCGCCGCGACCTTCTCGGCGAGCGGGTTGTCCTTGCCGGCCGGCTTCTCCGGCTCCGCCTTCTTCGGCCCGGCGAAGTACGCCTTCAGCTTCACGGCCTTTTCGAGGGTTTGGCCGGTGGCCTGCTTGTGGGTGGACACGAAGTCCAGCTTCGCGTCGAGCTGCTTGCGGTCGGCCGGGGACAGGGCGTCGTAGTCGGACTTGGACAGGCTGGACAGGGCGGCCAGGAACACGATAGGTCCGCTGTTGGCGGTAGCCTTCATCGCGGTGTGCATGGCCGGGCTGTAGCCGTTGCCCGTCTTCGCGGCCTCGCCGAGGGTGTCCTTTGCCTTTTCGGCGGCTTCCACCCCGGCGGTGTTCAGCTTCTCGTCGTGCAGCTTCGGAGCCGGGTTGGCGACCACGCCGGCCGACTTGTTGGCAGCCTGGGCGGCCTTGTGGGCTTCGCCGCCCACCACTTCGGCGTGCTGGCCGATCTGGTGTTCGGGGGGCGGCTTCGGCAGGCTGTAGGTGATGGGCTTCAGGAGGGCGGCGGGGACCTTCTTCCCTTCCGCCTTCAGCGCGGCGATCTTGGCCAGCCGCTTCTGGTTGGCCTTCTCCACCCGCGACGATTCGAGGGCGTGGTAGACGCCGGGGGCGGTCAGGTGCAGGGTGTGCTTCCAGCCCTTGCACGGCCCGGGGTGCAGTGGCAGCCGGCAGGCGACCAGTGAGCACATCTGGTGCGGGCCCCACTCGTCATCGACGAACGCGGCAGCCAACAGGGTGAACTGCGCCTGCGTGAAGGGCAGTTCGGTGTCGTTCGCAACGTCGAGCAGGGTCAGCACGGTGTCCTACTTCTTCCGGGTGCCGGCCTGGTGGCCGATCTTCTCCAGCTGGTCATGTACGGTGCCGCCGGCCTGCTTCGCCTGCTGGCCGTGGCCATGCTTGCAGGATGTCATGGCCGGGATCTTGTGGTCTGCTGCCATTTCGGAGCCTCCTCAAATCTTCGTGCTGGTCTGGTAGGGCTTCAGCACGGTGCCGCCACCCTTGCCCTTGGCTTTGGCCTTCTTCTTCGCGGCGGCCTTGTCGAGCCGGTCCTGCTGCTTCTCGTCGCCGATGGCGGTGTTGCGGCGACGAACCACGTCGGTCTGGTGCTGCTTGTCGGCGGCGGCCTGCTGGCGCAGGGTCGCCAGGTGCGGGGCGAGCTGCTTGCGGTAGTCGGCCAGGGCCCGGGCGGCGGCCTGGCGGGTTTTCGGGTCGGGGCTGGACGCCAGGATGGCCTGGGTGCGCAGGATGGCCTGGTTGAGGCCGGCGACGGCCTGGGTGGCGTGGGCGACCTTCGCCTGGTCGCCGGGTGGGCGCACCTGCACGGGGCTGTTCGGTTCGGCGGCATCGCCCCGGTGCTGGCCCTTGCACAGGCCCGGCTTGTGGGTTTGCTGGCAGAACTGCCCGGTGGTGCATGCCTCCTGCATCAGGGTGTACATCACCACCACCTCCCAGCTTCGGCGAGCAGCGAGCCTTTGAACCCACGGTTGGTCATGTTGGTGGGTTGACCTGCTTCTTCGAGCAGCATGTCGCACCGGCAGTTTATGACCTCGCCGGGTGAGCCGGTGGGATCGCCAGGGAAGAGGAGGTCGTCGTCGCCAACCCGGAACGGGCTGCCGAACGGGACGGTCTGTCCGTCGGCTACGCGGTGGGTGGGGCGGGTGCGTTCGTCTTCGGTGGCGATCCACCGTTTCACCCACTGCGTCTCGGGGTCGGCTTCGACGATCATGGCGTAGGCGTCGTATCGGCCGCCGACGTATGCGGCGTGGATCTCGGTTCGGGCGACGGTGGTGGCCCGGTTCTTCCACGTGTCGGTGCCGGTGGCGGAGAGGGCCTGCTGGATTTGGGCGGCCAGGTCGGAGACCGATGCCCCGTTGGTGACTGCCGAGTCGACCAACTGGCTGACGACGCCGTACACCTCGGTGGGGGTGTTGACCATCTTGTTGGCGGCGGTGGCGAGGAACTGGTGGACGAACGGGCGGGTGGAGAAGATGACGTCGTCGCCGGGGCCCAGCACGGTGTGGTACGCCTCAGCGAGGACGTGGCGTAGGACGGTGTCGGTGTAGGTGTCGACCAGCTTCGTCCACTGGGGAGCCTTGGAGAACACGGTGAGCGGGTCGGGCATCAACGCCAGGCTGGTGACGCCCTGGTTGACGACGGAGGCGGACACTTCGGCCAGCCAGCCGGTGATCATGTCCAGGTACGCCCGGTAGAGCACGGGCTCGTAGTAGGCGTACACGCCGAGGGCCTGCTCCCGGGCTACGTTCGCGGCTGGCGAATCGTAGAGGGGGGCAGGCCCGTCTGGTGGCTGTGTCACACGATCATTGTGGCGGATCTTCCGTCATGATCGGGTACACGTCGATCGACTGAATGTTGTCGCGGACCAGGCCGATGGTGCCGCCCCGCGAATCCTGTAGGTAGATCATCTTGGAGCGGGCGAAGCAGTTACGGATGTCGGTGATGACCTGCTCAGCATCCATCACTTCGGTGCGGAGGGTGCCGGAGTAGGTGCGGGAGTCGCGCCAGTAAGTAACCCGCACCGTCCATGTGTGCCCGTTCAGGCCGCTCATGCTTCCGCCTCGCCGGGTGCGTCGACTTCGGCGACATCGAAGCCTTTGATGTCGGAGGCCCGCCACCGGGTGATGCCGTCGCGGCCGTCGATCAGGGTGACCCACCGGCTGTGTTCGGGTATCGAGTTGGGTCCGAGCTGCACGGCGATGGTGTTGACCACGCCTTCCAGGGTGGTTTCGTTGTTGGTCTGCACCGCAGTGTTGATCTCGGTGTATTCGTCGCCGACGTACAGGTGGACCTGCCAGCGCCTCACCAGTCCTCCCCCCGCTTCTTCGAGAAGGAGAACGATTCGATGTCGGAGCAGCGCACCCATGTGGGTGTGCCACTCTTCGGCACGAGGGGCATCCAGGGTTCTTCGGCGATCAGCGTGATCATCTGGTCGGCGGCGGCGGCGATGTCCACATCTTCGGGTAGGTCGTCGCCGAGGGTGCCGTAGGCGACGTGGCCGGAGGCGGTGCGGACGATGACGGTGACTTCGCTCATGTCGTCGCCGGCTCGGGGCGGAGGAACTGGGTGAGGGCGGGGGCCCACGCAATGCTGTCTTGCTGATACTTGCCGGCGAGGGCCTTCAGCTTTGCCTGTAGGGCGTCGTGAGCGCGGACGGGGATTTCGATGCACCAGCAGGCGTTCTGGAAGGGCGAGGCGGTCGGCGAGAACCAGTTGCCATGGATCTCACCGGCGTTGTCGAAGAAGGCATCCTCTAGGGCCTCCACGACATCGACAACGAACGAGCACCATTCGACCTGGGTCAGCTTGTCGTCGCTGTTGCCGATAGAGATGTAGACGGTGGTCATTCGGGGGTTACCTCCAATAGGGCGGCTTCTTCGCGGTCGAGTCTGTCCAAGATCGGTGCCACCTCTTCCGGCGTGAGTCGTTGCCATCTCTCCGGATCGAACCAGACCCGGTGTCGTTGGGCCTCGAAGTAGCGGGCGATCCATTCGCGGTCGATGGGGAACTCCTGCTTGCAGATACCGCAGCGAACCATGGGTGGCCGTTCTGCCGTACCTGCCGAATAGCCGTAAGAGACGGGCAGCCGATGTTTGTGTCCGCTAGCCGGTGCCGCCGGCAGGTTAGCCAGGCTGGCCGATGTGGCTCCGAAGATGGCGCGCAGCTCGGCGAGCTGGGCTTCGGTGAGAGGTGGGGCGGCATCGACTAACCGGCGGATGTGCTCAGCGGCGTCCATGCGGTTCTCCTAGAAGTCGTGGGCGCAGTGGGGGCAGGAGTAGATGTGTCGGCGGACGAGAGCCCGCAGCTTCCACCACAGGAACCGGCGGCGGGGGCCGTCGGCAGCCGCCCAGTAGCGGAAGCTGCGGAAGTTGGCGATGCGCAGGTGCAGCCCGGAGCGGTAGTAGTGGCCGCATTCCCAGCACAGGATTGCGCCGGGGATCCACCGCATGGTGATCTGCTCGTCGCGGTTGTGGATGGCGCAGTGATCGTCGTGGCAGGACGCGGACGGGTCATGCGGCGGCCCGTACACCAGGTCGGCGAACTTCATGCGGTCACCGCATCGTGGACTTCTTCGAGGTGCTGGCACCAGGCGGTGAGCAAGGTGCGGAGGCTCCCGGGGTGGTGTATTAGTCACCCATACAGTCTACGCCTTGACGGCGGCCCGGGCCAATACCAGCTTCAGCAGGTCAGGGGAGTGCGGTTCCCGGTTTTCCATCAACGCACGGACGTAGCCGTCGAGGAGGGACACGTACTCGTCGCGGTCGACGTCGAGCATACCGGCCTGCGCGGCGGCGAAGTCCCACGCCCCGGCGAGGAGGGCGGGCATGCGCTGCGGATCGACCCACACCTGGGTGTGCAACTGGTGTTGCGGGGTGTCCCGGTAGCGGGTGAGCCGGTCCTTCGACGGCACGTTGCGGGCGTTCGCCATTTCCAGGGCACGCATGACGGTGCCTTCGGCAGCGAAGAACAGGGCGGAGGCGGACACGGCCGGGTTGGTCTGGTCCTGCTGGGGTAGGGCCCGGGTGCCGGCGTCGGCGGGTTCGGTGGTGGTGTCCTGGGTGCCGGGGAGTGGGTTGCCGTCCTGGTCGTATTCGGGGATGGTGCTGGGCGGTGCGATGGGGGTGGGTGGGGCGGGCACGGTGATGGCCGGCAACCCGAGCATGGATTGGATGTTGGGGTCGCCAACGAGGGCGGGCTGGGCGATGACCAACTGGCGTAGCCATTTGACGTTGGTTTCGTCGTCGGTGGGCTTGTCGCTGTCGTCGAAGTCGGCGTAGTTGCGGGTGGCTTCGTCGGAGAGGAGTCCCTTTTCGTTGAACTGCAATGCCTGGTCGGACCTATTGGGCCTAACAGCCAAAGCGGACACGTCGAACCAGAGGGTGTATGTCTCAGGGTTACGGACGCCTGCGGCCTTCAGGGCGGGCTGGAAGAAGCCGGTGTTGAGCGCATCGGCGATCTTGATCAGCAGCGGTTCGATGTGAATCTTGATGGTGGTCTCTTCGACCTGCCATGCGTTCCAGTGCGACGAACCGCCGGTGCCCTTCAGGATCTCCAAGGGGATGTCCAACGCCATGGCGAGCCGGTCCACCGCGTCCTTGCGCAGGCCGATGATCTGCTCAGACACCTGGGATTCGAAGGTGATGTGCTTCAGCTTGTCGACCGCGTCGGCGGGCACCTGGATGACGATGGGCACGATCGCGGCGGCGTTGTCGCGGTGTTGCAGCGACGTCGCCATGGTCTCTTCGAGTTGGGCGGCGAAGCCGGTGACGCCGGGGTCCTGGCCGGGCTGGCGGGCGAAGTCGATGGTGTCGGGGATGGCGAACACGCCAGCACCGGCGAGCCGGCTGTCGATCTCGGCGAAGACCCGCTTGGTGGACTGCTCGATTTCGCGGAGCACCGGCAGGATGGCGCGGACGGTGGAGTCGGAGGCGTCGTAGACGCGCGGATGCGGCGACCACATGCGGATGAGGACGTCTTTGGCGGGGTCGAGGGTGTACTTGCCGCCGCCCATGGTCATGGACCGGCGCACGGAGATGTCGTCGCCGTTGCGGTACACCTCGGACGAGGAGACGGTGTACCACTTGTCGTCGTCGCTGCTGCCGTCTGCTGCGCCTTCGACGACGACGTAACATTCGCCGGCTACTTCGAGGTTGATGCCCATGAGGCGTTGTGCTTCGGCGCGGCCGGCGGGGGTGCCGAAGACGGAGTCGACGATGTCCAGGATCTTCTGGTCGGTGGCTTCGTCGCCGGGTTCGCCGGTCTTCGGGTCGATCTTGGCGGCGTAGAGCCGGCAGCGGGAGAGGGCTTGGCCCTTCCAGTTGACGACGTAGCGCATTTCGCCGCAGATGTCGTAGTGCCGCCAGGATTCCAACTGCCAGAGCCGGTCGCCGAGCTTGAACATCTGCCAGGAGGTGGGCATTTTCAGGTCGATGCGGGCGGCGGCGGCGGTGAGGGTGCGTGAGGTGGCGGCGGCGGGCTTGTTGCGCCCGATCGTCGGCAGTCGCACGTCAGTCACCCTTCGGTGTGCTGGCGGCGATCAGGCCCGTGATCTCGCTGGCGGCGAGGACCATGCCGGGGATCTCCAACCAGGCGGTTTGCCCGTAAGCGTAGATCACCGGGATGGTTGCGGCGGAGATCCAGATCGACAGGCACCACGGGCATGTCGTCAGGTACCACAGTTGGCCGTGGTCGCGGGTCAGCAACCAGCGGCGCAAAGCGTTGCGGGGGGCTTCGAGGATCTTGTCGTCGATGGCGAGGGTGGTGAGCCGGGCGATGGCGAGAACGTAGATGGCGAACAGGAAAGGGGTCGGCACACCCCGGAGGGTAGCCGACCCCGAAACAGCGAACCGCCCACCAGCGCGGGCCCAGTAACCCGTGTGCGCTGGTGGGCGGTTGCTCCGGCGCTAGGTGCGGGGTGTGAGCCCGGCCGGTTCCCTGGGGAGGGTCTTACTCGTCGTCCTCCGAGTCGTCGTCCTCGTCGTCCTCGACGGCGACGGGGGCCTCGGTGGGCTTGACCTCGATGGCGTGGAACTCGCCTCGGGCGGCGACGTAGGCGCGGGCCTGCTCCGTGTCGGTGTCCTCGCCGTTGACCACGTCAAGGTTGACCTCGACGGTGGCGGTGACGGGGACGCGGACGGAGACGGTCCGGAAGGTGGGGAAGTCGCCGAGCTGGAAGGTGCGCCACTCGTCGCGGATGCCGCCGGTGCAGGAGTGCGGGCCGTTGGGGTCGGTCTTGGCGGCCTTCAGGCAGTCGCGGAGCATCGCCTTCAGGGCGTCAACGGTCTGCGGGATCTCGTTGACGTCGCCGGGGGCCGGGTCCTCGGGGCCGTCAACGACGGTCCAGTTCTCGGCGTCGGCGGTGACGTCGCGCATGGTCATCCGGGAGCGGATGCGGCCGAACTCGCCGGCGTACTCCTGGGCGTTCTTGATGGCCTGGGCGCGAGTAGTGCCGGCGGCGGTGACCCGGACCTTCGCGGTGATGGGGACCTCGATGGTGTAGCCGTTGCTGCCGGCCAGCTCCTCGACGCCCATCTTGCGCAGCCACGGGTTGATCCACTCGGCGGTGATGTTGTAGCCACGGACCTGGCGGGCGGCGTGCCGGCCGATGCGGGCGCGCAGGGCCACCAGGTCGGCGTTGGCGGGGGC